TTGTTTTTAAGTATTCACCCCATTGTTTTGCCATTGCTTCTGCTATTCCCGGAAATGTTTTGCTTCTTAATTTACTTCTTTCGGCTGCATTTATACCGTGTTTTCTAAAAGCGTCTGCATACCATAGTGGTTGTTTTTTTGTTTTGCCTGTTTTTTTATCAATCCACTCAAACATTTCACCTTTTCCGCTATGTGTTATAACTTCATCAAATAAATTTGGCTTTTCATTGTGATATAATGGAGGTAAGTTTTTAAGCCATAAGCACGTTGTTTTTTGTGCTTCATCTCCAAAATAATAAGGTTGTATTTTTTGTGTTGGTGGCTTGTAAATACTGCTCATAATTCCTACTGGATTTTCAACAGCAATATGTTTTATTGGTGCATTTATCATTGCCATAAAAAAATCTATTCCCTCTTGCTGTCTGCCATCTTTTCGCTTTTGTTCAAACCAAGCTGCCCCACTTACTGCTAAGTGTGTGCAAGGTGGAAAGGCTATCATTGCATCCCAATTATCATTTATAATGTCAAAAACATTTCCTTGATAATGCTTTGCTTTAGGGTTTCTATTTTCTTGCAAATCGCAACTCCAAGCATCAAATCCCATTTGCTCAAATCTGCCCCTTACTTCATCACTTTCTTCACACGCTACTAAAATTCTTATTTGGTTGTTCATTTTATTTTGTCGTTAAAAGGCATCGTTGCTAATATCTGAAAATTCATTCTTTGGGATGAAGTCCCAATTATCTTTTTTGTTTATTGGTGTGTCGAATGCTCCGTTAGGCTTTATTGGGGTTGGTGGTAGTTCAAATGCTTCTACTTGTTTCTTTTCTCCTAATATCCAATTGGTATTATCAGGAATAAATGTATAATATCTGCCATTGATAAAATGCCATCCCAATGAACACATTGTGCCTGACTGACCCCAGTGTTTAAATTTTACTTTTTGTATGTATATTTCTGTTTTCTTGGAATCATAGTTGCGATATACGGTTAATCCGTTGTGAGTTTTATTAAAGAAGTTTGCAGATCCATTTATGTTGTAAAGGTTTGGCACTTCAAATAATCCTGTTTTTTTATCTTTCATAATCTTTGTTGGGTGAGCCACAAGAAAACAATGTACCATATTTCTTTCACAAAATGTTGCCAATATATCCAATTGTTTTGAAACATAGTGTGTTGAATCCTCATTGTGTTCAAGTTTATTCCAAGCATCAATTACAAAAGCATTTACTCCGTATTTTCGGATTAAACTTTTTACCATTCTCAATATATCCTCAAGTTTAAAATCATTTTCGGGTTTTATGAAAAAAAAGTTTTTAGAAAAGTAATCTTTGGCCAATTCCAATTCCATTTTATTCATTTTGTAATTTCCATCAAATGCTTTGCCTATTAATTTTTCAGCAAACTTGCTAAAGTGAAGTTCTAAAGGATAGTTTTCAGGGCTGAATAAACCAAACTTCCACCCGGCACGAATGTTTAACGATGCACAAATAAAATCTAATACCTCCGACTTTCCGTGATTTGGGATGCCTGTAATCGTTGTGATGTATCCTAAATGAAATTTAAGGTTTTCATCAAATGTTTCTAAGCCTATTGTTTCTCCTTGTGGCAATCCGTTGTTGTAATAATTATCTATCTCTTCGTTTAAGTCTGTGGAGGTAAATATGCCTACCAATGGATACTCTATTTTGTTGTTTATGCTTTCCAATACTCCATCCATTCCATACTTAACCAAGCATTCATTTGCATCCTTGCAATCTTTGAACGCTACCTTTGAGCAGTTTTCAACTCCTAATCTTCGTGCAAATTCATCTCTTAAACTATTCCCTGCTTGGTCATTATCTAATGCCAATATAAACCTTGTATCTTCATCAAATAAGTCAATGCAATTATCTAAGTAAGTAAGATTGTTTCTGCCTATTGTAGCACCATTTGGAACGCTAATAACATTTTCAATTCCGCACTCAATTAAAGTTAAGCAATCAATTTCACCCTCAACAATTATTATTTCTTTTTGGTCTTTTATTGCATCCAAATTATAAAAAATCAACTCAGCATCTTTTGCTAACTTAAATTGTTTGTTACCAGTGCGATATTTTACGTTTATCAATTCACCATCTCTAAAGTAGTTAAATTGTACGGTGTTGATGTTTCCATTTGTTTGTGGCATCCATTCTAACCCCTCTGTAATCTTTGCCTTTAAAAGTGTTTTTTGACTAATCTTTCTGCCCTCAAACCACTTAACCAACTTTTCAGATAGTGTTGTTTCGTTTTTCCAAATCGGTCGTTTATATTCAATCCTTTGGTAGTTGTTTTCTAATTTCTCTAACTTCTTGTAAAAAGCCTTACCACAATGAGAGCAACTTCCTACTTCCTTTGTTGCATTGTAGCTAAAGCATTTATCTTTTGACTTTTTCCTTTCGTGAGAACATGCTGGGCAAGTCTGTTTGTTTTCGCCACCTTTGGAAATATCAATTTGATATTCACGCTTTGATTCCTTTTCTATTACTGCTATTGTCATAATTAATGTACCATTGGTCTTTCGGTTGTTTTACTTTTTTCTGCTTGTTCTTTTTGAAGCCATTTTTTGGCGGTATAGTACAAACTTACATAACTTGTATTTTTTTTGTAGTTTTCTATTGATTCCAATACATCGTCAATCTGTTGTTTAGTGTAACCCGCTAAATTTAGTTTATGTACTTCTTCATTTGTTATTGAAAGATGCAGAAATGATTTGTATATTTTTATTTCATTCTTTTCATTGTTATCATTCTTATCATTCTTGTTTGTGTGACTTTGCGTTTGGTTTGCGTTTGGTTTGCGTTTGGAAGTCGTTTGTTTTGCGTTTGAAGTGTCTTGATAAGTATCATAATTACAAATAGTTATCCGTGTAGAAATTTGAATATTTTCAATTGTAATCATACCATCCTTTGCAAGAAGTTTAAAAAAGTTCCTTATGTAGTCTTTTGACACTTTAAATGTGTTTGCCCAACTTAATAAACTGCGTACAGATTGACCTCTTTTGCAGTCATAAATGTTTTGTCCAATGTTTACTTTTTGGTCTGAGTGATTAACTATTAATAGCAAACCAATCCAAATTCTAAGTTTAACTGGGTCTTGAAAAATCCAATGATTTAACAAACTGCGTTCTAATTTTATCCATCCATCCATACTATTCTAATTGATTGGCTTTTTGTAATAAGTCGTTAGCCATATCAATGGCAGTTTCTTTGCTAATTATAATTTGTGTAGAAAACAAGTCATTTGCTGAGTTGTTTTTTGTTTCAATTACAATTTGATTGTTGGTTGTTTTAAATGATTTAATAGTAAATAAATCATTGTCACTTAAATACTCTTTTATAAATCTTGGGTTTTTCATAAAATATAATTTTTAGTTATTAATTTTTTTTAGTTGTGAAATTACTTTTGATAGTTTTTTGTTAGTTTCTTCAAGTTCTTCCAAACTTAAATCTTTAACAATTGCACAAGGTGTAGAATCCTCAATGGTTATCTCTTTCCCCGAGCCTAATTTAATTGATACTTTAAAATTGTCATTGTTATCAATGTTCCAAGTAATATCTTCCATAATGTTTATTAACGTCAAAACCCTCGATATTTTCACGGCATTGAAAATATGAGGGTTTGATGTATATGCAATATTGCTATTGCTTATTTCTATTCGTTGTATGCCGACAACTATTAATTGTAAATTTTAAGAACGGTTTTGCAAGATTACGGATTATTTTTTTAATCTGCAAATGAATTTACTTTTGTTTTTCTCATCGCAAAAAATCCCTTTAACTCAGGATGTTCACTTTCGTACAACCTCGCATAGTAAGGAGTATAATTGTTGTTTACCTTAAATCCATCTTTCTTTATTTCATCGTGCTTTGTAAATCTTACAATGTGCAATACTCCATCGGATGAATACTTCTTAAATCCTCTGTTTATAAGCTGAGCAATTACTCCTTTGTAATACTCGTAAACCTTTGGATATTTGGCATGATACTCAATAAATTTTTGTGGGTAGGTTTCCATGATTAAGCAAATTTAATTTTTAGCAACTCTATAAATTTATCCCTCTGTTTTATGACAAAAGGACTATTCATTTCTAAACGTGCCTTAAATGTAGGGTCTTTGTGTTCTTCAACTATTATCATTCGCTTTTTTTCGGGTACTGGATAAACTAAACCCATATTATTCATAAACTCAGTTTCTAATAAGTAAGCACAAAATTTCCAAACAGGTTTATCAAACAAAAACATGTACATTTGCCCTTGATAGCTTTGAGCCTTGTCAATTCCTTTTAAATAAGATAACCACTTATGCAAAGAAGTTGGACACTTATAATCTATACCTGCGTTTTCTTCTAAAGCATCACAAGTTCCTGCCCATTCTTCAATTCGTTTAAATGATCCAATTTGAACTTCTGAATTATAATGTTTTTGATAAAA